ATAAAGCATATTAACTATACTTTCCGTTGAGCCGTTGGAATTGTTTTTGAGAATCAAATATTTAATTAAACTTCTTAATTGAGAATCTGTTAACTCAAAACTTGCATTTATGCCTTTATAATCTACATACGGGAATGTTTTTGGATTAACTGTTGTATAGGTATTATATCCGTGTAATATATAACTTCCGGCTCCATAAGTTGCATAATTAAAGCATTCACGATTAAAAACTATTCCATCGAAAGAGCGTTGAGCGCCGACATATTTTGCTATAACGTCAAGCTGTTTTCCAATAGCGGTATCAATATCAAAACCATCTCTTATTTGTTGAACTATTAAATCATTTAAAACCTCTGTAACCAATAATTCAATTGTCGCCTTTGCTTTTGGTTTTAATTTAAATTGTAATATTAAAAGATTAGTATAATATGCAATTAAAGCTTCCATTTTATAGCTCCGTTATATCTATATCTACAGCAGATAAACTAAATCTTGCATTTTTAACTGTCGGCTGTACTGAAGTTTCCCAGTCAGTTCCGTTCAAACTTACAAAACAATCCGTTATCAAAACATTACTCATTTCATTTTTGACTATTGCTATTATTTCGTTTATATCAATAGTCCCGTAAATATCAAGCTGTAAGTTGTCAATAATTATATTTTTTATATCGGTTAAATTCAATACCCCTGATAAACTTTCAATATCAAATTTAATATACAAAGGCTCGGTGGTTGTTGTGTCATATTTTACAGTAAAAATTTCGCCGTCAAGTTGTGTTATATTATAGGTTAAAGAGCCTTTCATACCGCTTCCTGCTGTTCTTTTTGAATAGATAGTATTTGCTATCTCGGGAGCCGTTCCACCTTCAATTATAGCCCAAATTGAATGAGGAGGTATTCCGTCAGTATCTGTCGTATCGGTTGTATTTTCATAAATCTTTACATAACTAACTCCGTCTAAATTCATTAAAGCAGAGTATAAAGCGTCATTCCAAGCAAGTCCCTGAATTGATGTACTTGCCTGTCTTCTTATTCTTAATTCTGCGTCAGTTTCCTCATCTACTCCTTGAACAGTTGCACCACTCGGATTATTGCCACTTACAACCCCTAAAACTCTTGTAATAGGCGTTGTTATTGTGTTTGGCAATACTTGAACATTTCCTATATTCTTAGCTCTAAAACTTAATGTATGTGTTCCGGCGGAAGATATTGATGTGCTTGCTGCAAGTATAAATTGATTGTCTTCATTGTCTGAAAATGTAAAAGCTCCCTCTTCGTCTGTATCTGCTCCAACTAAATTTAAAGCTCTATCAGTTACGATTGCAAGATTAACATAAGTATAAGTTCCTGACTTACGCTGTATTCCATTTATTGCAACTCTCTGGTCTAATACTACACCAACGGCTAAATCTGGGTCAAAAGAATTATATATCTCAACTATCAATTCAAGCATATCTGTAATTACTTGAACGAATATGTTTATCATTTGCCCATCAGGACTATTTGAATCAACATTTATATCAGCCCCATATATTTCTTGCATACCGGCTACTATTTCGTTGTAAAGTTCAGTTGCTGTTTTAACTGTTAATCCGTTTATATCTAATGTATTAGGCATAAGCTAATACCTCCGTTGTATCTGATAATTCTTGTTCATCTATTAATTTAACTTTGTAGCTTAAACTTAATACTCTTGGCAAACTAAAATTACTATCAAAATCTAAAAGCTCCGATACGCCATAAGAGTTTATTATTGTTTGTTTAATTTCAAATAACAATTTTGCTAAATCTTTATTGCCTAAAAGATTCCACCAATCAATGCCGGCTTCTAAATCAAAAAAACAGTCATTTTTAAAAGACATTAAACGAGTTTTTATATTTTCCATAATAGCTAAATTTTCTCTATTATAAGAATTTTTCCCTTTCCCAAAAACCCAATCCCCATTTTCGTCTATTGCTCTCATTATCATACTACCGCTCCTGTTACTCCACCGCCTGTTGTAACTCCACTATGTATATGTGTATCTCCAACTATTTTACCATTATTTGTCAAAATTCCTGTTATGGATATTCCGCTTGCTGTTATTTCAATCTTTGAACTTCCGACAGATAAACTTATTTTATCACTTTGTAAAACAATTTTATTTCCGTTATATTCAATATTTATACCGTCAGACAAATAATTGCTTATCTTGTTTAATGAATTTCTAAAACCAACTATTGCAAGTCCATCAGAAAATGAATGTTTCCTTGCCGTTTGTGGTGGGTTAATTTGTCCACTTTGAAACCATCTGTCAATATCTCTGTCATTAAAAAGAACTAAACAACTATCACCTTTTGTAATCGGCATTGTTATTAAACCATTTCCGCCACTTAAAGTAAAGATAGGGCAATCGACTAATATAGGATAATCTTTTAATTTCCCATTCATAACCCTTTTATACATTATTTGTATTTCCGCTGTTTGTGATACCGAATTAAAAGACTGTATCTGCCCTATTAAATGACAATTTATATCGTTCTTGATTTCTTCTTTAACGATTTCAAGTAAATTTCTTAAATTATCAGATTGAAATACTCTTTTTTGTGGTATCATTTTAGCACCTTTAATTGTTCTGTCCCGAAATATAAACTTACTGTTGTAATACAAGTACCACTCACAGCAGAACTTATTATACCATTATGTTTAAATCCTATAACTTTATATTGCCCATTAAAATTATTTTCTGTTTGGCTATTTAATTCAATTATTTGCCCTATTAATAATCTCGGTTCAAATAATGTTCTAAAAGTTAAAAATGTATCTTCTCTTAATGGACTGCCTAAAAGTCCGCTTGCACTTGTTATAACTTGTATATTACCCTCAATACATTCATTATCAAGCAAACAATAAGCATTTTCATTATCAATAAAAAAATGTCCGTTTGTCAAACTGTCAAGAAGTTGGCAACTATTCCCCGAATATGAATTGCCTCTCGGCAAAGCGTCTGTAAGTCCGCCGATTATTCCTTTATTGACATTTGGTAAATCCGATATTATTCTATCTAATACTTGATTTTGTGGAGTTCCGGCAGAAAATGCGACATCTGTATATCCATTTATAAAAGCAAATCCACCATCATAGGCTTCAATTCTTGTTTCATATTCTGTGCCAACTCTTTCACTATAAGCCTGTTTAATATTTCCTTTAAATATTATAGGCAAATCTTCTTTTTTATCTCCATAACCGCCTCTTAATTCTATACCTTTATATTTCAAAGTATCATATCTGTCTTGATATATTTGTTTTCTTATATTTTCAGATAAATTTAAAATCGTAATTTGAGTCGTATTCGCATTACTCATAATATTTCTATCAACGCTAAAATTAAGAGTAAAAGGGAGAGTAATTTCAATATTCCCTGAATCTGTTTCGACTTTTAAAATATAATTCCTACCGAATTTATCCACTTATTGAATTCTCCAAAATAGTATTAATATTTACAAATTCATCTTGAGTTATTATTGACAATGAAGCTCTGCCAACTAAAAAGTCCTCAATAAACATAGGCTCTTGAAAATTATCACATTCGCAGCTTAACCCAAAATCTATTATATTTTTATATTGATATAATATGTTTGGGCTTGCAACTATTTTAAATCCGTTTAAAACAAATTCATTATCGTTATAATTTATATTTGCATACCAAGCGTTTTGCGTTGCAAAAAAGAATAATTCTAAAACTAATCTTTTACCATTTACAAGAATTATTGTATGTTTCTGTTTGGCGTCGTTAGTTAAATTTTGAATTATCTGCATAATTTACCTTAATTAAATAATTTATTCCAAGCGCTTTTTAAAAAACCTGTTTCTATAGGTTTCTGAACGCCTTTGTCTTTTACTTCACTCTTTTGTTTTGTCGTTCTACTATCCATAACTTTAGGTTTCGTTGTTATATTTTGAGCAAATCTTACTTTTTTAAATGTTATTTCAAAATTTGATATTTGTCTATTATCGCCTTGTTTTGCCCTTAAATTCAATATTGCCATTGTTTCAAATATTTGATATGGCGTTTGAACTGTAAATAATTGTTTCTGTTGCCAAGCTAAATAAAAGAAGTTAAAAGCTTTTTGCTGTGCAGTCAATTCTATACTTTTGGCTATTTTATTATAAGAATTATAAATATTTGTTGCTGTTTTATTTGCTTTTTCATATATTTTATAACCTCGTTCAACTTGATTATATATCATTTTTGCTTGTGTTGTTATTGCCGGAGCAAAAGGGCTTAAAGATTGTAATTTATCAACTTGAGAACTGATTGTTTTTAATGCTTCAGGCGGAGTATTTTTAAGTTCTCCTACAAATCCGCTTATTGTTATTATTTCCGGTTTTAATGCAATATGGTCTTGCATAGGCGTATTATTTTCAATATAGTGGTCTGTTATATCCGAATTTAATTCTACCATTTCATCTTCAATCACATCAAATAACCAGCCTGATATACCGTTTGAAATTCCTTTGTTTTCATCAGGTTTTATCAAATATGTATTAAGTGCCGTTGAAGCAAAATTTGTAAAATCAGTTATGCTTGAAATTTTATTTGCTAACGGATTATCTAAAAGTTTACTTAAATCTATCATAGCCACCCGCCTAATGCAGAACTTTGATATAAAGCGTCGCTTACAGCTTCAGCTATTGTTTTCCCCGTTTCTCTTGGATTATCTCCGCCTTGAGTATAAACATTAATTTCATTATTGTTTGTTTTTGAATTAGTTGTATTTCCTGCCGATTTCATACCCGGCAACAAAAAACTTGTCAAATTTATTTGTTTATCGGCTATACTTCCGATATAATTAAAAGCACTTTTAATTTTTTCTACTATATTATAAATCATTTCAATATAAACTTTAAATATTTTTAAATTTTCAATCCATTTCCAAATATTTCCAATTATGCTATCTCCACCTTTAAATGCGACTATTAAGTCATCGACAGCTAATATAATGCCTAAAATTGCAGCTTTAACAGGGGAAAAAATAGCCAATAATATTCCACCAAAAAGTAAAACTATTTGCAAAAGTTTTTGATGTTTTTCAAGCCATTCTGAAACGGCTTTTGAAATATCTAAAAATGCTGATAATATTCTTGACAAAACTGTTAAGATATTACTTTGTCCGTCAGCCATTAAAAGAACAAATTGAGCTGAAATTGATTTTAATAAAAACCAAAATTTCTGCCATTCTGCATTTAATTTAATTAAATCTTGTCTGTTTTGTTTGTTAAGCAAATACTTTTGATTTATCTCATCTATTTTATCAGCATTTTTACTTAACATATAAAATACATCTTCGCTTATTCCGAGTTCACTAGTTAAACTTCTTGCTATTTCTGGAGATAAGTTTCTAATCTTTCCTCGCAAAGTTTCAAGCATTGATACAGGGTCTTCGTTCGGGTCTATGCCAAGCAATACAAACGAACTAGGCATACCCTTTCCAAGCAATACATCAGTTTTTATTTTTTGTAGATTTTGGATTGTTCCAGATAATTCATTGATTGACACGCCGCTTTGTACTGCCTCAAAAGCCATTCTTTGTAATTTATCAGATGATTTGCCAGTTAAAACTTCGTATTTGTCAAGCGTTCTTGCAAATTCTCTTGTAGAAGAAGTTAGTCTTTCAAGTCCAACAACCACTGCGACAATGGCAACTTTTGCGACAATAGCATTATCTTTTACTTTTTGTAAACCGCTGACAACTTCGCCAGCCCCTTTTAATCCTAATTCTGCAAATAATTCCGCTATTTTCACTTGTTAAGCTCCATATATGCACTTTCGTAATTTATTAAAAATTCTTCATAATATAAGGCTTGTATCACTTCTCTTGATGTCATTTTTTTTACTGCCTTTAAATCCCCATATCCTGCCTTTACTAACTTAAAATAAATCGTTAATACATCTTGCTTAATAATTACTTTTGGGAGCTTTTTATCATTGGGGATATGCCCTGCAACTTTGAAAAAAGCCCCTTCATAAAAGGCATTAAATTAAATTTTGCCACTTCCCATAATATAGGAATATAGCACTCTCTATATTTTTCATCTTCAAAAAAATCAAATGATGTTATTCTTATTCCGTTTAAAGTCGTTCTCTTAATAAGCGGAAGTATTGCTTTTGGTATTTCCTTATCTGATAAAAGAGACAAGAATATATCTTTAATTGTATTTAAATCTCCTATATCGTCATTAAGAGAAACCTTTGAATCTTTAAGGCTTTTGGTTATTACTTGCAATAAATCTTGAGCTTCGGCAAATGAGCCGAGTGTCATTTCAAGTTCTGCTCCATTTTCTAATATAACTTTACTCACTCTCTTTCCCCCTTTATTACATTATTGACCTATCGCCATTTGAAAATCTTAATGTATATATAGAAACTGACTGCTCTGTGTCGCCTTCTACATTGTTTTTTGCGTCTACATTTTTATTAAATATTCCACCGGTAGTTAAATATGTATCATTTGAAACTGAACCCGTACCATCTCCGACTCTTTTTATAAATTCTCCAGTCATAAGAATAAATCTTGAAAAATCCTTTTTCATATTATTTAACAAATTGAGCAAAAATTTATCGTCCGAACTTCCCCTTAAAACTCTTAAAACCAAATCACAATTCTGTCCTGTCTGATTAAAAGCATAAATCGAATTTCCATCTTTTCCGGTTTTAACCGTAGCTAATTCGTTCGGATATGTAAGAACTGCACAATCGCCATCTGCTAAATCCGAGAATATTCTATTGTTTATTTTAATTGTATCTGCCCCTGTTAAACTTACTGATTTTGACATTCTATCCCCCTTATGCGTTTATATAAACTATTAAATTTGTTTTATGTATTGCCCCTGCTTCTTTAATTGCTAACTGCATAAGCGGAGCTGTTCTTGTTGCTCTTTCCGCCTGAGATTGCTGATTGACCGGCAAAGAATACAGATAATATCCTATTTCTTCAATGTTTCTCAACATATCCTCCGGATTGCCTATTCTATCAGTCCCATTCCAAGCACCTGCTGCAATGTATCCGTTCCTTACTGCTCTTTCGCACGCTTCTCTTACAACACCCTTTAATATAGACATTCCCGGTTCAGTTTGTGGAATTTTTGTCGAAACCGTTGCAAGAGCATTAAATAAATTAACCTCTAATGCACCAACAAACCATTGACGATTATAAATCTGATCGAAAAATTTATTCGCCCCACTTGTAAATACTTTTGCTACTCCGGCGATATTTACATAAACATCTGCTCCAACTGCCTGTGCCTTATTTAACAAAGTTTGCGTCATATTTGTATCTGCCGTTATCCCCGTCAAATCTTTCAAGTGCATTGTAATTGTAGTATTAGAACCACTAAAATTAACTGATAAAGCTCTGCCAGCATAAGCGGCAGTAAAATTTTTAGCGTCGGCAGTTAAAGAAGAAATATAACATAAACATCTTGTTTGGTTATATCTACTATTTTTCATAGTGTCTATCGTATCGTCCGTATCTAAATCAGTTGCTAGGTTATAAGGTGCAAAAAATATTTTATTTAGAGTTTGAACGTAGGCAGCGGCTTCTACTTTTTCATCATCATTTATAAAATCCCTTGCATTTAATATCCCAAAGAATTGAACTAATCCTTCGGCTCTTTGTATCGCTTCCTTTAAAGTTTCCGATCCGCTTGAAAAAGGAATTATTACTAAATAACCATTGCCATTAAGTATATTTGGATTTTGTGAAAATATATTTGTCGCCATTTCAAGAGTTATACTATCGCTTGCAAAATCGTTTGCGACTCCTCTTGCACTCAAATAAATTTTGTATCCGTCTGTAACAAAAGGACTATCACTCCCCATATCAAGTGGAGTATCTCCTGTAAATAATGCGATGTTAGAAGTATTATATGCTCCTATTCCTGTCGGCGACGCTGAAACACTAATATTTACTACATTTGTTATGTCTAATTCTGCCATTTTATGCCTCCGTTTTTAAAGCAATAGTTTGAAATTTATTATAATATTCTACCGCTTTTGATTTTTCTATTGCATACAATATATTAAAAGTTATATTAAATCTATAAAGTTCACTTACACCTTCAACTTCTTCAACATTTATTACATTTATACTATTATATCCGATAGAAAAACCATATTTTTCTTGCTGTTGCTGTGCGTATGTACTTTTTAATGCCATTTGAATATAATTAACATAATCTAAAACTTGAGTCGTTTTTCCAATTACATCAACTTCAATCACTTCTTGTAAATTCAAACATTGAACTTCATTTAATCCCGTTTGAGTTGATTCATATTTCGTATTATTGCCAAGCGTTTTACGGCTTAAAATTCCGACTATTACATAAGTTCCGTTATCATTCGGAATATTAACTTTTTGATTATAAAGCCAGATATTTGAAGATGATAAATTTAATTCAGTTTTGATAATATCGCAAATATTTAAAATCATTGAAAGTCCTGTACTATCTCATATTCTATATATCCGTACTCTGTGTAATCCTTTTTTTCAATTACTCTGTATCTTATAGAGTTAAATTCAACTATATCATCAGGATTTAAAACAACATCTGATAAACAATGTAAAGTTTCCCATCTCCAAGCTCTCTGTCCTTCCGGTTTAACTTTTAACTGTTGTGCTGTAAAAGGTTGCCTTACGCCTTTTGTTGTTATGGTCGTTGTAGTTTCAACTGCTTGAAAATTAACAATGCTTTTAGTAATTCTTTTAAATGTCAAATCCTGGAACCAAGTTTTAATAGTTTCGCTCATATTTGGCAAGTTTTTTGTCTGCGATAATATTTTATCTTTTCCGTTTATAATCATTTTACCTTATAAGTTATGCTATTTTGCAATTGAGTTGTTTCAACTAACGGGCTATCAACACCTTTTTTATCAATTACACTTTGAGCATTTCCCTTCCACTTTCCGTATCCTTTAGTTATAAAAGCCATTTTAACAACATCTACACCTATCTGCCCGATTGTTTTCCAAACTTTGAGCAAACTGCCTTTTTTTAATCCTTCTTCAAAAATGCTTTTCAAATAACTTTCATTTTGTTTAAGTTTCTCCGGCAATTTTTCATTTAAAGGCATTCTTAAAAAACTTCTCTTTGGTATTTTCGGAGTTCCTTTAATTCTGCCGAATTCGTGTATCAATCCTATATAAGCATTATTCTCTTTATCGGCTCTGTTTGCTTTTGCCCCTAGAACACCGACTTTAATACTTGGTAAGTTGCCAAAGATCGCTTTTAATCCGTCTAATACTTTTGTGTCTAATTTGACACTTTTACTTTCCATTATGGCAAAGTCGCTCCGCCGACTATTCCAACATTTCCTATTGCCCTTGTCGCAACCATACTTAAATATTTATTTCCGTATCTCGTTTGCGAGAACATACTGTAAATAGGATTATCTAAAATCCATTGAGGTATTGTATAGCTTTCAGAAACACTGCCAACAGACTTACTACTAACATATCCTTGAAATGTTCCCGCAAGTCCGCTTGAACTATTTGCAATATCAATTACTAAATAATGAGCAGTCAGATATAAAAAAGCAAGTTTAATTTCGTCTGTTTCGCTAAATAAATCACGATTGAAACCTAAACTTGCCTCGCTTAAAGCTTTTGTTATATCTAAATCAATTATATAGTTTGTATCTGTTGGAGAACCTGAAGGGGCATAAGGGAAATCTCTGAAAAAATGTGTTTTAAATTCCGAAACAGTTATTGGAATATCCACTTTATACCCCCTTTATTTATTTTTCCGCTTCAATTTTAGGTTTTCTTCCTCTTCTCTTTACTTCTTCAACTTTCTTCTCTTCAATTATCGGACTTTCAATTTTATCTGACTGCCCAATTATTTTTACTTCAAAAGACTGCGGATACATTCTTAACAACTTATCCGCAATCTCTGAAGATACTTCATTTACCGAACCCGCTTTAATGGTTAATTCGTCGCTAACCTTAAATGAATTACTACTTTTATTTATCAACAAAACCATTTTAAACTCTCCATTTTACAAACTAAAAATCAAAATAAAGAACTTCTTTAGGTCTGAAAGCCTTTACTGATGTGTACTGACCATAAGCCGCATTTTCCCACTGGAAGCCATTTATTGTATTTGCAAGTGTTGATGTATAATCAACAGGGATATTCATTGCCAAGCTGTCTGAATCATAATTATACATTACATATCTGTCAACACTTAATCCGCTAATAGCTTTCTGTGCATAACTCAAAGGAAGTATTGCAATCTTTGTCAATCCGATTTCCGAGAATGCCTGTTTCAAGAAAGCAAGTCT